GTTGTGCGGATGAAAGGACTCGAACCTTCACGCCGTAAAGCACTGGTGCCTAAAACCAGCTTGTCTACCAATTTCAACACATCCGCATCCGGAAGTTTAATCTTCCTATTGTTGTGTAATCAAAAAAACAAAGAACTTTCATTCGGTTATTTATACTCGTAACCATGAGTTTGTTTCAACTGAGAACTATATATTCTCTACTTTTTTATCCTCGTTGATCTTTTCAAAACGGAACTTACCTTTAATAAACTCATTTAATGAACGACCTTGTGAATCAGCAGTAGCAAATTTATTGTATGCTTCTACATCTACGTCGTAATATACGTAAGTTGCGTGATTAAATAAGACTGTTAAGATTTGCTCTTTGTAATTATAAGAGCTAGCTTCTACAGTTGAGCTATTGTAAGTATTGTTTTGTACTTTAATCATCTTGATAAATTTTACAGTTGTTATATGTGCTAATAATAGAATGTTTCACTATTACTAAAAAGAAAATAAAGTTGGATAGTGTTGGAACAAAACCCCTTAGATGGTATATAAGTTATGGTTTTACGCCTGAGGGTAAGATTAGCTGATTAGATAGCACCATCATTAGTCACATAGACATCAAGAGTACCTGTAAGCGCTCTTTTAAGGTCATCAATAGCAGAGACTAGTTGTTCGTTATTTTGTGTTACAGCGGCCTCAGATTGAGATTGAGTAACAGCACCGGTTGTAGGGCTCGAAGCAGTTGGAGAAGTTCCTTTCATAGTTCCTGCAAACTCCCCTAACTTATCAGAAAGAAGTTGTATTGCATCTATCATAGATTGGCCCATTTCTTCAACAATATTAGTATCACCATTATTAGATAAAGAAGCTAGTCCTTCATAAAGCTTACGAACTTCAGTTACTTTCTCTAGATCTAGCCCGTTAACAGCGTCTTTCCAATCTTCCATGCCATCAGCCATATCTTCTACAGCATCTGCCATATCATCATAAGATCTAGCATATTTGCTTATATCTTTAGCTGAAAGATTAGCTCCTTCTTTATTAACAAAAATAGAAGTAAGCGAACCGATAAGTTTTCTTGTCTTATTTGTTACAGCGTCGACATCGACATCTTCTTTAGCAAATGCACTTACAAACTCAGATAGATTAACTAGAGGGTCTCCCATTTTTTTGACGATTTGTATCCCTTCTTCAACAGCAGAGTTACCAAACCATCCCCAAGGATCTTTAGCTTCTGGCGCACTTCCTATTTTACCAAATGTACCTGAAAGAGCCGTTACAATCTTTTGTGTATTAATAGTTACTTTTGCAAAGTCGTCATCCGTAAGAGTTCTAAATGCAATAGGGTTACCGTTCTTATCCCATTTTGTAGGGAACTTAAGATCTGCCATTGCTTGAACTCCAGTTGCGATACCAGTAAGTGCTCTACCCATTCCAGATACTGCTGAAATACCTTGAGCTACCGCTGACGTACCTTCACCAGATCCAAACATAGCGCTGATAAATCCACCGCCACCGCCTGGGTATTTTTTACCTATAGCACCGAATGCATCTCCAAGTACTGTTGTTACCTTAGCGATTTGCATTGGAAGTACATTGTAATCAATATCCATTGCTTGGAATTTCTCAATACCTTTAGCAATAGCTACTAAAGCTAGACCTGACATTATAAGAGCTGGAGCTCCAGCATACATTCCTGCAATAGCTAATGGAGGTAACGCAAAAGAACGTGCAACTGATAATAAAGCCCATTCCATATTAGACATCATTCTACCACCGCCGAAGCCTAAGAAGCCTTCAGTTTTGTGTCCTGAGTCAGCTAAAAGGTAATCAAACTTACCCGGTTTAAATACTGTTGCAATTGCTGAAAGTCCTGCAGCTAATGCAATAAGTGCAACACCTGCTAAAATCATAGATGCGGCACCTGGTGCAATAAATACTGCGGCCGCGCCAGCACCTGCCATAGCAAGCCCAAGTCCAACTACAACCGCTGATACTTGACCTATAGTCGTCCAACCTTCACTATCTGGTGGTACTGCTTTTCTAAAGATTGCAAATGATGCTGCTATTAAATAGATTGGTATAGCTGCTAAAGCCATTACAATTGCACCTTGTGCTATTGAGCCTGCAAATTTACCGGCAATACCAAAGATTAAAGCAGTTCCAAGAACTACAGCTCCTATTTGGAAGATCTGTTCAATTGGCGGTGCTAACATCTTAAATAATGTAAACGCAGCTCCAAGAGTTACTATAGCTAGCCCTGCAAAGATTAAACCAACTGATACTTTCTTAATAGATCTTTCGATATTCATCTTATCTAATAAGTAGAACATACCACCTATTAGAAGGACCATAGGCACCGCTATAAGAAGTGCAGGTATACCCAATATAAGTAATGGTAGAGATAGTGCAAGCATTCCAGCGAACTTGAAAATGGCCATACCTAGGCCTTTCAGCGCATCGATACCTCCAGTGATTGCCTGCATCTTTTTCTCAGCATCTTTACTATCTGGTATCAAGTTAAGAGCTTCTGCAATAAGCATGAAACCTTTACCAATTCCTGGCATTGCAGTTCCAAGTGCTTTTGCACCTTTAGCATCTATCTTAGCAGCTTTAGCTTTACTAGGATCTGTATTCTCTGCAATCTTTTTAAGATGGTTCTCCATGTTTACAAAAATACCGAAAAGCGAGCCTTCAGGTGATACTGCATTAGCAACATACGCCGAAGATTGTCTAATACTTTCTTGGTTTTGTAAAGATAGCTTTTCGAAAGCCGACTTAAAAATGGACATTAAATACTATAGTATATTTACTCTATATATCTTAGAACTTTGGCATCTTAATGCTAGGTGCTTTCATACTACCCATGTTAGGCATTTTCGGCATTTGTGACTTCATACTATCCATCTTCTCGTTCATTGACTCTTCTTGTTTAGTGTTTCCTTTCTGTTGCTCTTTAAGCATTTCTGAAAGCTCCTTAACAATATAGAAGTATTCGTAGTATGGTAGGGATTCAACCTCGGAAGGTTGAATCCTTAAATGATGCATTAAGTAGAACTTCGTCTTAAAGAAGTTCTCCAGAGAGATCTGAAATAATGAAAAGACCTTTGATTCCACCGGGAAAGTCAAGCGGGACAAGGACCTCCTCGCCTTGTCTGTCAACTTTAAGCTCAGGCTTCACGCCAATTTTCATTTTCTCTGCAAGTCTATAGATAACCATATACTTTCTTTCTGACCAACCTTGGAATTCAACTTCCTTTTCGAAGATCTTCTTAGAGTTAAATCCTCTCCAATCTTGTTGTAGATATGGCAGAATCTGTAGGAATGCTTGATCCCAGTTCTTGCGCTCTCTTTGTCTAGCTTGCATGAATTTTGTAACCTCTTCCATAACACCGATTGATGGTGGTGCCATAATAACCTCTCCGGCCGATTTGGTTTGTATCACGTAAGCTCTTTGCTCTGAATCATAGTACTGCTCAATTTCTGCAGGAACCTCTTCAGTGTCAAAGTATTTAGTGCTCAGCTCGACGTCGAACTCAACACCTTCATTATCTGTTGCTTTTAACATTAACCTATTCTCAGCTTCTGGGAATGTTAAGTCTCTAATAGATAGTAGTAAGAAGATTCTATCTTCTTCTAGAATATCTTTATAAGACATCATTCTTGTTCCTGCCTTGAATTTAACACAAGACTTAACAATAGAGTTTAGCTTGTCTTCAATATCCATTAAGTTATTCTCATCTAATGTTGAGAAGTGTCTGATTTCAGCAACTTGTGCTGAACGAATTTGTAACTTAGTGTCAGCCGGGTAGAACTTACCTGATGATGGCATTAACTCCATATCGATATCTAACCAACCTAAATGTACATCAGAATCTTGTGTATCATTTTTGAACCTGTCCATAGTAGCACGGCCTAAACCATTCTGCTTAACCTGATCCATGATATTCTGATCTTTACCTTCTACCATATTTTGGTATGGGTCCTTGTTGTTTTCTTCGTTCATATTTACTTATTTTTAAGCTTTTGTAGCTTGTCCTTACTAAATGTTTTATCGTCCTCTGATCTTGTATCAATCTCATGTCTTATTAGCTCTCTAATAAACGCACTCATTGAAATAGGTCTAATACCGTTCTCAATAGCATCGTTTAAAATAATCCTATTAAGCGTTGCTACTTCTTCTTCAGATAAAAGAACCTGTAGCTTATTTGTTAATTTACTCATATTATAATGATATTATATTATCTTTAAAAAGGTTAAAAAAGAGAGTGATTTTTCAACCACTCTCTCATGTATTATAACTTATTCGTTCAATTAAGCTAATTCTTCTTTGAAGTTATCACATCTCCAAGTAACTTCCATTTGCTGTGGTGCAGCATCTGAATAGTCACCACCTTCTAAGAATGGAAGGCCTGAAGAGATAAAACAATCTTCTAGTGTTACAGTTCTAAAAATATCACCCTTTCTATTGAATTGAGTAACAATAATAGTACCTACATAATCTTTTTTTAGACCCATTTCACCTGTGTTTGGGTTATAGATTAGGTTGTACCACTCTTTTAGAGTTTTGTACGTGTATGCTTCGTTAGCATCATTCAGGTTAAGAGAGAAGTTAACTGCAACGTCTAGAGCAGTTGTATCTGGTTGAGATGCAAATGATCTTGTTACGAACTTAAACTTCTGTTCTTGAGTACCAATCTCTTTGTTGATTGTGATACCTGAAATAGTATTAACTTGCTGTAGAAGAAGGTTAGCTCCTTGAACACCTGCTGGTGGTAGGATAGTTACTTCAAACAGTGACTGTTGCACTGGTTCAAAGTTTCTACCTTTTCTACTTGTTTGATCTTGTGAATAATGTGGAAGTGGCATATCTTCTTTAATCTTTTTTTATATATCCGATTAACTGAAGTTACCTGTTGCGATTTCACCAGTGTTTAGAACTGTTGTTCTGTGAACAACGATTTCTAGACCTTTAACTGGCTCAACAAAAGTATCTAAGATACCGATGTTCGCGTCAATTACTTCATTCGTATTGTTTGTTGTGTCCATTACGTTTTTGAATTCGAATACACCACCGTCAGCTTTAACTGATTCCATGAATGAATCTGCTAGAGTCTTGATTTCAAGTCTTGTCTGTGGAGTGTTAAACTCAAATACGTAATCTTTTAGGATTGCTGCCATACCGTCTTGGATGTAGATCAGAACTTCTCTTACGTGAGCAGAAGAAAGTGCTGATTGTACAGACTGTTGTGCAGTTTTGTTACCTAGGATAGTTAGACCAGCACCTCTTTGGAATACGATAGGGTTGATTCCGAATGGTTCTAGTACGTCTCTATCTGATCTATCAAATGCGTATTCAGCACCTACGATACCAGAACCTGAGATAACACCTCTTCTTGGTCCTGCTACGATAGCCCATGGAGTTGAATCCGTGAACTTATCTACAAAGTTGTTTGATACGTAAGCTGCTGCAGGAACAGTAATGTCTTTATTGTTCTCTCTTGCAACTAGAGCAGTATAGTAGAATGCATAGTTTGCACCATCGTTAATGCCTGGTAGAGCGAATAGAGCCGTTGGGTTCTTATCTAGATTACCACCAGTAGCGATGAAGTTAATATCAAATGCGCCGTTTGCATCAGTGAAAGAAGGGTTAGTTGACTTCTTGAATTCAGAGATGAATGGTGCGTTTAGAATAGCAGATGCATTTTGTCTTGCTTTAGCTAGAGATGATAGCTCAATCTTGTTTAGTAAAGAACCAGCATCATAAGATCCGAATGTATCTACGATATATCTAAATTCGATAGCGTCTTTATCTACAAGACCGTTAGCTAGACCAGTACCTAAGTTAATAGCATCTAGACATTCTTGGATAGACTCAGAACCTGTTGCATGTGCATCAATGTAAGAAGATGCAATAACAAATGGTACGTAGTGTGATTCAGTCTTTTCGAATGACTTGTAACCTCTGTAGTCGAAAGAAATCGCGTCGATAGCTTCACCTGATGTGTATACTTTGTAAACATCATTTACGCCTACAGCTTCTTTAGAGATTCTAGTTACTTTAACCATTCTTCCTGGCTCTTGGCCTAGGATGTAATCACCTACTTTAAGATCTAGTACTAGAGCGTCAGCGGTTGGAGCTGAAAGCTCAATAAATGCACCAGAAGCTTTAGTATAAGTAAAGTATGCGTCTAGGTCAAAGTGTCTTTCAGCAACACCTAAGTTGTAAGAAAGCATTTGGTATGAAACAGCATCTGAGTAAGAGTGACCTACTAGATCTACTTTAGTACCTGCGTCGTCTAGTACCGCTTCTTCTTTAACAGCACAGAATAAACCAGTTCTTCTTGCTTCAGCATTAACTAGAGTTTCAATGTAAAGGTTATTACCTTCTTTGTCCATAAATGATGGGATAACTGAACCAGTATACTTAGCTACTAGAGAAACTTGTCTTAGGTTAGCGAATTCATTTAGTTTAGTTTTGTCTAGACCTGCAGAAGTAAAGTACTCACCGTAAACTGGATCAGTTGCCATTGCAGCTGCGTTAAAGTTTCCTTTGAATACAAAAACATCTACCATGTAGTCAGATACGTAATCGAAAGCGTGCATAAATGCAGGAACTTCTCCTTCTCCGTACCAGTCTCTTGCTAGAATTTCGAATGCTTTTACATCTTGTGCTTGTCTTACGATAACTGTAAGATCATCTTGCTTGATGTTAGCAAATCTTAGAACGTTACCTTCTGCAGTACCAACAACATCGTTTAGTGCTTCGTCAGATGGAGACCAAAACTTCTCTGTATTAAAGAATTTATGGTACTCATCATCACCTGTAATAGATGTTAGAGCTGCATCAGAACCATCAGTTACCATTGCTGCGTAGCTGATTAGGTCATTTGCGTCAAATTTAGCAACGTTAAGTGCTAGGATTGGGCCTCTTGTTAGGGCCGCTAGAGCTGATCTATGGAAGAACATACCCTTTTTCTCAAGGTTTCTATCGATTGAACCGAAAACCTCGACGAATTGTTCAACAGTGCTTACTAGAACCGGAGTGTTGTAAGGACCCTTTTTAGAGTGACCTACAACCAGTCTTAGAGTACCCGCTGGGATATTCGAAGTCTGAGACTTATCGAATTCTAATCTATATACACCTGAACTTTTAAACTGTAATAGTTGAGGACTTAATGCCATGATTATAAATTTATTTTTTTAGCTTTATCTATATATCCATCAATGATTTCTCATTATCTTAAATAAGGTCATAAATATCATATTGTAAATCGCCATCTCCTTCAGAATCTTCATACAATATATTTTCCATCTCTTCATGTAATTCTTCATCAATATAGTCTAATACTTCTTCTACGAAATCAGCATAATCCGTAGTCAAAAAGAACTCACTTAAAGTTACACAAGTCATAATAACGTCATCATTACCATGTTGTCCACCGTATGAACCATTTCTAAGAGTACCAAACATTGAAGCTTCGTTGACTGTAGTATACTCATCAAACCAAACTCTATTGTTCTCTACTAACTTCTTTAGGTTCTGACACATAACTGATTTATTATCAGACTTAACCTTAATACCAGGTTTAAGAACCTTTGCATCGTGGCGGTGTTTAAACCTTACAATCATATCATCATCAAAATCATTCCTTCTTGGGAAGATTGTTTGAAGATATTTAATAAGAACAGCGCCATATGTATTGTACTCTAGAATAAGTTTAACATTTTCAGGATCAAATATGTCAACTGCTAAAGTATAAAGAATTTTAGCGAAGTCTTCAATAACATGTTCGTTTGATCTAAATATACCGATTTGCTTAATCTTAAAGAAATCGTACATCGCACCTGGATTAGTAATCTTACCAATTTCATTGCTTGTCATTGGTAATAATTCAAACATATTGATTACAGAGTAATCACCGCCATTACCTTCAGCAATATCTACAGAGAATGTAAAGTACCTTCCAGTTTCTTTAGCGTATTCGGGATCAAAATCCGGATGGAACGATAAATGATCCTTAACATCAATATGTATATTATCAAACTCTTCAAGGTCTCTATATACATAGTTTTTAATATTCTTTCTTATGATCTTAGTTGTCTGTGGGCTAAATAAAAGGTTAGAAGAACTTACAAACTCATTACCATACTGGCGGTTAAAAGCATCTTCAGAACCTAGATTACCTAATTCTCTTTCATACCAGGCATCATCTCTATCTGGATGTTGCCACCAGTCAATACGAGTTGCCTTGTAAGCATTCTCACCTCTATCGGCTCCAGCATAAATCTCGTAGAACTTATTAAAGCCGTTTGGCGTTGATGTGATATTAATCCTAGATACTTTAGAAGCTGACAGAGTTGGATAAACGTTTTCGTAGAATGAATCTACAATAGTTGGGTGAACGTGCGCAAACTCATCAAGGTAAAGGTTATGAATTGTAAAACCAATACCTGATTTCGCAGTAGTTGACTGACCAACTAGACGACACCCATTATCCGCCTTAACGTTCATTACATCATACTTAACAATACCAGGCTTCATATAGAATGGTAGATTCTCAAGTACAACTTTAGCCTTATCAATAATCTCTTTAGTTGAATCTGACTTGTTGGCTAGTAGTAGCGTCGTCTTATCAAAGTTAAATGTTAAGTACCATGCATTGAAGATAGAAGCCGTTACGGTCTTACCCATCTGTCTAGACGCTAGTACAACATTAAATCTTTCATTTTGGAAA